TCAGGGAAGTCTAGAGGCGATGCAGTCGTCTCGCAGGTCTCCTTGTTTTTCAATGACTTACGACCACACTTGGAGCATGTGTAGACAGTTGGCAAGTTCACAAGCATTGCAGGAGTCACAATTCGCGTCGGACCTTGGAGACAGTGCTCTAGAAATAGCCCCGGTGTGGTCCATCCCTCATTCAAAAACATATCAAACACATGTCGCGGAAGCTTTGACCAAAGGTCGTCACCGACCGTCCAATCTTCTTGCAGCAGAGTTCCAAACTCAGAGTCCCGAAACCAAAGCACACGCATATCCGCATGGTCTTTGAGACTATGCTCGACACATCCGACCCTTTCCAAATTGTCATCATACAACCAGTGGACATTTGCGTGTGTATATCGTGGATCTCGCGTTCCCCGATACACTTCACGCCCGTCCATATCCCACGTATCCGCTACGACATCCAGATCATTTTCCGTAATGTCGGAGGAAATGTCATTGTATACAAATCCAGGTGTTAGTCTTGAAAACATTGTTTCCTTGCGAGTTTATGCGAAGGAGACTGAAACGCGAACATCGTGACGGCACACCGTCTTGGTCGCTGAGCGAGACAGTTCGTGTCTCTTCTTGCGTCCCTCTTCGGGCTGGATGGTGGTCGAACACTCATCCATGTCCTTCTGAATATCATCAAAGTGAGTCTCCAGGTAATCGAGAACCTCATCTTGGATGGCCCACTCAAAGAAACTGAGCTGACCAACGGTGGTGTTCATCTCCATGAACTGAATACGCTTCCACCGACAAAAAGGGTCAAACATCTTTTTACTATACGCCTTGAGATGTGCCTTGTAGGCGAGATACACAATCACGTGACGTCCATTCTTCGTAACATAGGAGATGTTGTGCTTCTTCGCGTAATTGGTAACCAGCCAATCAATGAGACGTAGACTGATCTTGGATTCACCAGAGATGATAGATTTCACGCGAGTCAAGTGAGCGTCATTACTGTAAAATCCTGCGAGTCTGTGGAGAACCAGTTGGTCTTTGCTTTGAATGTCCATATCTAGAATCGGTTTACTCATTGAAAATGGGTTAGAAGAAAATGTCGGCAATCTATTTGTCGTCTGTCGGGGCAGACTTAGATCAAATTGAACCTCATACGCGTGACTTTCAACAAGCGATTGAAGAGATGAATCGGAAACTTCCCAATGAAACTCGTATCTTAGAAGGAACGTCTATTCAGTCCTACGCAGACGTTCGGACAGCTTTGGAAAACGAACTTTCGCAACCAAAGCTTACGGAAGAACAATGGAAGAGCGTCTTACAGAATGGCTCCTTGACAACAGACCTTACACCCACCTCAACACAAGACTCAAGCAGTTCATCCTGTATTGCCGAAGACTTCAGCCCGAGTTGTCCTATGGATTCCTTAAGAAGAGAGTCTATGCACTCAACCATCAGCTCATGCTCGGAGACGTTGGACGGCTGTGGAATCGTGATCGATGCTACGAACGAGTGCTCCGAATGTACGGTGCCAATGACCAGCGAACTGATGCTTGGCACGCCAAACGAAGTGAAATGATTACGGCTTCGGAAGTGTATGGAGTCTTTGGTTCCGAAGCTGCTCGACGTGAGGTGATGATGCGGAAGTTGGAGACACGACCGCAGGGTGAAGGAGCACCTGTGACAGCTCTGCTCTGGGGAACACGGTTTGAACCTATTGCCAAGCGTATCTATGAAGAACGAACAAAGTGCCAAATCACAGACGTTTCGTGCGTCCAGCATCCCGTGCACAAGTTTCTGGGTGCGTCGCCCGATGGACTGATTGTGCCCAATGATCCAACAGATATGAAACGCTATGGACGCCTGGTAGAGTTCAAGTGTCCCATCAGTCGGGCACCCAAGGAAGAGATTCCGCCTGCGTATATCCACCAAATGCAGATGCAGATGGAATGTACGGGGATTGATGAGTGTGAGTATGTCGAGTTTCGGTTTCGTCAAGTGAATTACAACGAGTGGATTCGCAGTCAAGACACCAAAGGGTTCTTTGTTGTCTATGATGACGGGAGAGTTGAATATGACAAGGAAGCTGTTGGCGAAGATTGCCAGGTTATCTATTGGATTCTAGGGTCTATCAAGGAAGGGTTTGTTGCGAAGGATCCGAACTGGTTACCTTCGCATATTGAGGAGCTTACCAAATTCTGGGATGAAGTGCTGGAGCATCGGAAGAACGGGACACACCCTGTCGAGAAGAAGAACGTGTCGCTCGACATCTAGATAGACTTTAAAGGCAACGGTATACTAATTTTAAAATGACAACCACGTTTGTCACTGCTCTGATAAACCTTCACGAGGACAGACCGGTTGACAAGAGCATTGATAGGCACATTGAGTTGTTCAATTCTCTACAAGGAAGCGGTGTTCGGTTTCATTTGTTTCTAAGTCCAGAATACCGCGGAAGAGTTCATCTCCAGAACGGTGTCATCGAGTATCTCCAACTCGAGGAACTAGACACATATAAGAACGCACCGAGCGGTCTACCCGACAATCGGAACGTTGATCATGATACGCGTAACTTTCTGATTCTCATGAATGCAAAAGTAGAACTCGTAAGTCGTGCCATCCGTTCGCGGATACATACGAGCAACCATTATGCTTGGATTGACTTTGGTATTTCCTACATCTTTCGAACGCCTCACATGGCAAATCAGCAAGTCTTTGAGATTTCACAGACACAATACCCTGACACATGTTTGTTTTTCCCGGGATGTTGGTCGCATCGCAGTGTGATGTTTGACAGCGTGAACTGGAGGTTTTGTGGAGGGTTCTTTCTGGGAGACAAACATTCGCTCCTCGAGTTGGATTCCCTGTATAAGAGTCATTTCAGCAACATGCCCAAGTTAACATGGGAGGTCAATGTCTGGGCGTATTTTGAGACACATTATGGTTGGTCACCTACGTGGTATAATGCGAATCATGATGACTCCATCTTGAACGTGCCATATACATCGGGGATCGTACGTGTTCCTTCAAAGGTTCCGCTGTATTGGGATGGTGGATACAGCAAGTGCCATGTCGGGTCTTCCATTGAGCAGTATGTGTTTGAGTGCATCAAGCGTCAATCGAAGAAGGTGTCTGCTATCTTCACGCAGTCTGACGGCATTATCGGCGACGAAGAGTTTGACCGCATGATTACGTCCTTGGGTCGAGAGGACAAGGCAAATAGTAAAGCAAGTCAAGTCTTTGCAGAACTGGAGAATGCGAAACGTGAAGGAACATTCCCACTCGTCTGTATGCTGTGTTCTCGTCAGTTCTCTCGCGACAACATGATTCTTCTTCCTCTGGATGATGAGACCTTCTCATATGGATTGTCCCATGTGCTTCGTGATGTGCCTAAGATTCCATGGTCAGATCGCAAGCCTCTTGCCTACTGGCGTGGAGCATCCAGCGGATGCGATCGTCCAACTCTCCGCATGCGAGTCTTAGATTCGCTGTTTTCTTTCCCCCATGCAGATGTCCGGTTCACACCGGGAGGTTGGGATTTCAATGACAAGGACATTCCTTCTCAATATTTCACATCGCAGCGTGTTGGACTGCGAGAGCATGTAGAGAACAAGTACATCCTCATCGTGGATGGAAACTGCATTGCTTCTGCACATCAGTGGGTGTTTGGGTCTGGGTCAGTTCCGATTATGATTACGCATCCCGACAACCAGTATTGGTTCAAGAAGTATCTGCGTCCGATGGTGGATTATGTGCCGATTGCCTACGATCTCAGTGACCTTCAGGAGAAGATCACATGGTTGGTTGAGCACGATGCAGAGGCAGAACAAATTGCGAAAAATGCCATGTATATCGCAAGCACGCTGTTTACACCCGAGTTTCAGAGGGCATACATTGACACGGAAGTCAATCGAATCCTACACGGCGAGACATCTATGCTCAAAAGTCGCTATGATGCCAAATGCAAGATTCCCTGCGATATTAACGAGCATCTGCCTACGCTGCAACGCTATGCAAAGATGTGTGATTCAGTCACAGAGTGCGGTGTCTGTAACATTGTCAGTTCCTATGCATTTGCAACCGGTCTGCTTGGGAATCCCAATGGTGTGTTCAAGATGGTAGACCCGTATAGGTCACACAATATTGACATGTTCACCGACATGTGTAATCGCGAAGGCATTCGAGTCAAGTATTTCCAGGAAAGCGATCTAACCTGTCCCTGCGAGGAGACTGATCTATTGTTTATCGACACATGGCATGTCTACGCACAACTGAAGCGAGAGTTGGAACACTGGCACGCACATGTGAAGAAGTACATTGTCATGCACGATACAACAGTAGATGAGTGGTATGGCGAGTCCATCCGCGGGAATTTTGATATTGCCAAACAATCTCGCGAGTCCGGGTTTCCACCCGAAGAGATTGCAAAGGGATTGTGGCCAGCGATTGTAGAGTTCCTAGACAAACATCCCGAGTGGAAACTGGAGGAGAGGTTTACAAACAATAATGGACTGACGATTCTATCACGAACGAGTCAGTGAATACTTGACAAAATGAAACCGATCCCAGTTGGGAGTTCCTGCGTAGTTATTCTCTGACCACGCAAATAGGTATTTGCCTTTCGGAGTTATGTGTGGAAACGGGTTCCATACACGCAACTTGAATGTAAAGAACAAATTCATAATTCCCATTTCATTACACATACAGATGGGATACTCATTCATAGCACGCTCCATTTCTTCAACAGACACCTGTTCGAGTAATGCAGTATCAAACACGAACATGCAGTTTAGGAAATACCGTTCGTCTAGAATTGACGTCGGAAATACAGAGAACAATTTTCGATTTACCTCAGGGTTTGCTTCCAAATCCAACTGGAGGTGAAATCGTGCACCATTGTCATAAGGATCTGCGTCGTCAGGTGCTAAGAACTTACCCTCCCAGTCTACCCCTAACAAAGGTTCCACAGAGTCAAACACCCGAAGCCCTGCGTCAAGAAAGACGACACGCTTCCATTTACGGAAATACGAATGAAAGACTTGAAGTTTATCCCATTGATAGAGTTTCCCTAGATGACGATTATCACTCATAGGTTTCAATGGATTTGTTTCAAACGACTTTACCAATTTGTCCGTTGCGATGTGGACTATAGGGAATATCTCGACGTTTGGAATTGGATCAGGATCAAAGTCAACCGTCATCAAAACAGTATCACCCATCCAACGACCGTTCGTCTGTAGTTCTTGAATTGTGCGAGTTGCCTTTCCCAAATAGGAGTTGTCGCACAACGTCACAAAAACCGTCTCAGGATCATAAACTGGCAACTCAAACGGGTGTTTCATAAATATGAAATCCCGCCACGTGCCAGGAGTTGCGTTCTGGTGGGATCCATTCCATCCAAAGGTATATTTGGTTCCTATCGTTTTTGGGAACGGTGTCCATACCTTGTGACGAAACGTAAATACCAAGTTCATGATTCCCATTTCATTGCACGCGAACAGTGGGTAGCGGTCCATTGTCTCGAGAAGTTCTTCAAACCTGACAAGGGAAGTATCAAACACAAAGACGCAATTCACGAAAAAACGCTCCTGTAGAATCGAGTCAGAGAACTCTGCCATCAATTCCTGAAACGCAGCAGGATTGGACTGTGTTTCCACTGCGTTGTGAAACCGAACACCCAAATCAGGATAGATTGTATCGTCGGGTGCTAGAAACTTACGCTTCCAATCCAATTCCAAGATAGGGTCAATTGAACTGTAGATGTGCATACCAGCATCAACAAACACAACTCGTTCCCACCTCCGAAAGAAGTCGCGAAAGACTTGAAGTTTGTCCCACTGGATTAAGCGTTGCAAGTGCCTGCCATCTGTCTTATGGAGTGGGAACTGTTTGTAAAGTTCAACTAGACGATCCGTTGAAATGTGGGTTGTTTTGAATACAATCGCACCCTCTATCTCGGGTTCAAAGTCAACTGCGATAACTACGACATCGCCTTTCCACCCTCCAAATGTTCGCAATTCATGAATTGTAGTGTTCGCACGTTCAAAATAATTCTCATCACAAAGGGTCACGAATGCTGTACTCATTGCTTTCGCCCCCAAAAACAATTATACCACTTTGAACGACTTGCGAACTTGATGTTCCACTCGTCAATTGTATATTGGCTTCCCATGCTGATGTTGCATCTTGCACAAATGGGCAACAAATTGTCTAATGTGGTCTTTCCACCTTTGCTTTCCGGAATGTTGTGTCCACACTGGAAATCAAAGACATTGATGCGATTCTTACACCAGGTTACCTTACACTTCCCGTCAAAGCGTTCACCCATGGACTTTAGCCATACTTGCTCACGCAATGCCTTGGGAATCTTGGTTTTGCGATAGGGTGATTCATTATGAACTATATCGGCTACTTTGGAACGTGGATTCATTACATACTTAGACCACGTAGGATGTATATTGGTTTACGCGAAAAGGGGTCTCAATTCCATTGATAGGACCCATGGAATACGGAGCAAGGTCGGCATGATTCGTCACTTGAGCATACGAAGAATTCTCCACAGCTACCGTCTTCCTGACCTGTGCCTTGTCTAGGAACTCGGGTTGAAATCTTTCGGTTGTCTTGAGCATCACCAGTGCAAGCACTAACAGTCCAGCAGCTAAGAGGAGCCAGTTTGTCATTGTTACTCGTCGTGAAAAAACGAATAGCTTTCTGTCTAGCTCAGAGAATAAGCATGGATGAAGACAAGGCTCTCGAGACACTGCGGACTATGCTGGGTCGTCGTGGACTGGACACCAAGACCACCCGTGTTGTGACAGATGCGATGGAGAAGGTGAACCTGTATACGATTGGAAAGATGTTGATTGTGTTTAGCCAGAAGGACAAGGGGTTGGTAGACCGTGATGTGGGTAAGATTCTAGAATTTGCGGATGGTAATGACTACACGAACGGAATCATTCTGGTCGCATTGGTTCCTCCCTCTGAGAATGTACTGAAGACGGTGAAGAACCTTACCAAAGACCGCGATATTCGGTTCTTCCACATTCGCGAGCTTCGGTTTGACATTACCACACACCGGATGGCGATGCCTCATCGGATCCTCAAGGATGATGAGAAGACAGAGCTAATAAAGAAGTTCAACATCACCAAGCCAGAGGACCAACTTCCATGGATTGACTCACACGACCCTATGGTCAAGTGGATTGGAGGTCGTCCAGGCGACATCATTGAGGTCACTCGCCACAGTGATGTCGCAGGTTCGGAGTTGTATTATCGGTATTGCGTTCCCGATGTAAATGTTGCGTGAAAATAATGGATGAATTACGCGTCAAATATGATGCTCAAGTGAAAGAGTATGATGACCTTGTAGAAACATCTCTTCAGACCGGCGATACGTCTGCCCTCCCCAGACTACGTGCATTGAACGCAGCGATTGCAAAGGCACTAAACGAAATGATTGAGAAACTCACGTTTTTGCGTAAAGAGACGCCGACTCTCAAGGAGGAACGCGATGAACTCATCAATCGCCTTCGTCAGATTCAGCGTGATTACAATGGCTTGTTGGTCAACACAGATAATCTAGAAACATTACGCAGAATACGTCAGCAGGAAGGCGGTGAAGCCAATCGCCAACTCTACATGTATATTGGGTTCTTTTTGCTCGTGGTCTTTGCGATTCTTCTCTATCTGATGTTTGCTCCTCATAGGAAATTCAGTACGACACCCACAGCAAGTATGCCACCTACCACGGCTGCCTTGGTATAGTACAAGTACTCATCCACAGGAGGTTCTGCATACACCTCCTTCTCCCCTTCATAAATGTCTTGAAGTTCAGGGCCTTTTTTGCGTGCCTCCGCGATTTCCTTCTTATATTTCGTCAGTTCTGGGTTTGTGTTTGCATATTCCTTCGCAAATCGGTCAATAAACTTGGCGTCATTTTGAATCGACTTATTCAAAGTGCCGATATAGTCATTGAGCCATTTCTCGGCACTCTCAGCCTGTTGCTTGAATATGGCTTGCCCTGTCACCTTGTAATCCACTAAACTAGTCTTGTATCTCGCAAGGACAGTCTCAAACTCGCTCGCCATTCTCTTGTTGTTAGTAAATAAAATGCCCGTAGAATCGTATCTTGAGTTGAATGCTCCTCGTCACGTGAGGCTAACGACCAGTGCGTCTGAGCACACTCGCTACCTGCGGATGGCAGCAACGGTTGCCCCGTACATCAACAACGGTGGTCAGAGAGCCCCTACGCTAGGTTGGAAGTCCAATGAACTGTCTGCACAGGCACGTTTGATGCTGCCTATCTTCGGAATTGTGAATGGATTATATCCCAACCGGAGATAAAGAACAATGTCAACCATCGGAGTGATGCGTGAGGTGATTGATAGTCTGAAACCCTTCCGTCCTCCTACGGCTCCATCCTCAGATTTGGAAAAGGAACGTAAGGAGATTACCGAGATTAGCAGACGGAATCTCTATTTCATTCAGTTTGCCTTGTTGCTCGTGGTGCTGGTTCTGTTGAGTTACCTGCTTCTTCCGTTTGATTCTGCGAATCTGATTGCGTTTCTCCTACTCTGTGTGGGTATTGGACTTGGTTTCTTTCTAAGAAGATGATAATGGGTCAGTGTCCGTCAAGTTTTCGTATGATGCCAGGGTTCACCTGCGTCAGCGAATGTCCTACTGAGAAAGGATTTGAATTTCAAATGTCGCCTGGAGGTCAGCCTCGTTGTGTCTACAAGGATTCGCCTGACATTTTTGTCAATTTGTCGCCGTTACAAGCAGTTCAAAATGGCGGAAAACCAATTCCCAATCTTACGCTCGAGTCTTTGAAGACGATGGATGCGTCGTTGTATGGAGGATACGTGGCTGAACAAAGTCGTGTGACACAGGAACTTGCGATCCTGTATGAGAAGATTAGTAAAGACAAGAAGCTAGGCGACGCATTCAAACGTCTACAAGATGCCGAGAATGCTCGTGACAAGGCACCCGACGCATACCAACAGGCTCGTTCCACCTATTATACAATCAAGGAAGGTGAGACATGGAAGGAGAGAGAACGTGAACGTATTCTAAAGTCCGAAGTGGAACCCATTGCGAAGAAGTTCGTGGATATGCGGACAAGTGCTCTCAATCAGTTTGAGAGTCAGCGAAAGACTGTAGACGTTGTGACAGGATTGAAGGACAAGGTATTGTCGCTACGGGATGAGGTCAAGTATGCAGCAGACACATTCAAGGAACAACTGGGCAAAGTAGAGAATGCCAT